TCCTGCAGGCGGCGGAGAGGCTCCGGGGAGTACAGATTGAGTGCAGGCCGGCAGTGGATGTGATACGGCGGTTTAACTCTCCTAAGGTGCTTATCTATGCGGATCCTCCGTATGTGTTACATACCAGGCATGGAAAACAGTATCGGTGTGAGATGGAGGATACAGGACATGAGGAGCTACTGGATGTCCTGTTGGCACACAAGGGGCCAGTACTGCTATCTGGATACGATAACAGCCTGTATAACGACAGGCTTCAGGGGTGGCACCGGGAAGAGGCGGTAAGTTATTCTCAGACAGCATCCAGAAAGACAGAAGTTCTGTGGATGAATTTTGAACCGGAAGAGCAGATGAAACTGCAAGGAATTTGAGGAGGCGGCCTGTGAAAAGAAAAGTATTCCGTTCTATGATTCGCAGAAACAATGAGATAGGGATTAAAGAGTGTGATGGATTTGAGGTCGGGATAAGGGAAAGAGTATACAACGTTTACAGAAATGAGTACGGCACAGTACACATAGTTGACCCAGCAACCGGAAGAGCGATTTTTAATTACCATCCGGCTGAAATGCCAGAAATGGACGCAGCCAAAACTGTGGTGAAAGAGTTCTGCGGGGAAGGTTATTCCTTAAACAGATTTTTGGAGATGACTAAGACTGAAGAATATAAGACATATGTGGATATCTTTGATGCATTTGAACTTGCATGGGAATTAGAGGAAGGTTTGAAAAAATAGTGGGAGTCATAGAAGCAAGTGGTTGAATAATGCCGGTGGCGGAATAGGTAGACGCAAGATATACATGCCTACAATGCCTGTGTAGTTAAGACATGTAAGATTTGGAAAAGCGGTGGCAACCTTGCAGTAATGCAGTAGTGACAACTATCAGAAGTTGGCAAACCCGTATACAAAGGTTGGAATACCTCATGTGTGGTGACAAATCCACACCCGGCATATTTTGAGTGTGAGGATGATTAGAAATTAACAGAAAGGAGCCAGCCTCCGGCCGGGGTGACGTGTACACAGGCTTCTTGAAAGATGGGAGAATACTTATAAAAGCAAAGTTTATTGAGGATTAAATCAGTTAAAGGTTAATGGAAAACAGAAAGGAAAATGCATGGGCGAATTACAGATTGAAAACATAAGCGGAGTTGACTGCTACGAAAAGGACGGAATGGTTTATCTGAAATTGGAGAACGTGGCGAGAGGGCTTGGGTTTACCAGAATAGCGTCAAGTGGAAATCAAGTTATAAGGTGGGAAAGGATAGAAGGGTATTTATCCGAATTGGGTGTGCCCACTTGTGGGCACGACGATTTCATCCCTGAAAACATTTTTTACCGTCTTGCCATGAAAGCAAAAAATGAGACGGCGGAAAGATTCCAGGCGAAAGTAGCGGACAAGATTATCCCCTCTATTCGCAAACATGGAGTGTACATGACACCGGGCATACTGGAAAAGGCTTTAGCCTCTCCTGATTTTCTCATACAGCTTGCTACGAAGCTAAAAGATGAACAGGAACGCAATAAGGAATTGAAATCAGAGAATGAACGCATGAGGCCGAAAGAGATTTTCGCCGATGCCGTAGCGACAAGCCACACGTCAATTCTTATCGGTGATTTGGCAAAGCTGATTAAGCAGAACGGCATAGACACAGGACAGAAACGAATGTTCGCATGGTTGAGGGATAATGGCTATCTTATCAAGCGTAACGGTTCTGATTGGAATATGCCGACACAGAAAAGCATGGAAATGGGGTTGTTTGAGGTCAAGAAAAGAGCAGTAAACAATCCTGACGGCTCTGTGAGGATAAATCGCACGACAAAGGTCACGGGCAAAGGGCAGCAATATTTTATCAATAAGTTTTTGAACAGAGCTGAGTGTTTGGCATAATTTAAAAAATTGCACTTTGGCAACAGAATATAGTCAGTAGTTTGCGAATTTGAAAAAGGAAGAGTGGGATTTAGTTTATCAGGAAGGGGATGTGTATGAGACAGAACTTAAAAGAAGCCCGCCAAAAGGCAGGCATGACACAGCAGCAGATGGCAGACAGGCTGGGCTTGACTTTGGGGCATTATCAGAAAATAGAATATAACAAGCTTAATGGTTCCTTTTTGGTTTGGGACGCCTTGGAGGACATTCTAGGGATACATCAACGGATACTCCGAGAGATTTCAAATAATCATCCCGCCCCAAAAGAAAATCCGTTGGAACATCGAAAAAATCAGCAATAGCGGACAGCAGAGCAAAATGGGGCTCTCGTTCTCCTGCTTCGTAATTCTGATAAGTCCGTAAAGGAATATCGAGAGCGTCGGCAGTTTTTTGCAGAGTATATCCTCTATTAATCCGAGTGGCACGCAGACGGTCATGGAACATAATATTTACCTCCCCAAAAAAACTCTTGACATATACTCAAATTGTACGTATTATAAACAAGAGAGTAAACACCCAATTTGGGTATAAAATAGGAGGATGCCATTATGACAGTAAAAGAAATTGCATTTAAACTGGAGGATTTACAAGTAAAATCATGGGCGCTTAACAGCTTGACTCTGGCTGTCCATGACGCCATTATTGAGGGGCCTAATGCTGTAAGTAACTTTGAAGGTGCTCTTCATGTATTAACCTGTATGACTCATGAATTAGAGGGAGAGATGAAAGAATTAAGTGATGCCCTGTTTGAGGCTATAAGTGGGGAAAAGAGAGGGGCAGCGTAAAAGTGTTAGAAGAAAGCGAGGATAATATGCAGGAAAAGATAGTAAGCGTTAATGACCAGAATATAGCGGTCAAAGAATATAAAGGACGGCGAGTTGTTACTTTTAAGGATATTGATGCTGTTCATGAGAGAGCAGAGGGAACAGCTAAAAGAAATTTTAATGTTAATAAGCAGCATTTCTTAGAAGGGGAAGATTTTTTCTTTGTAAAGCCAAGGGATGTTCAGGGGTACGAAATCCGTACATCCGAAATTAATAATGCCGGAACATATCTCATAACCGAATCAGGATATCTAATGCTGGTAAAGTCTTTTACAGATGATTTAGCTTGGGATATTCAACGCCAGTTGGTGAAGAGATATTTTGCACCAGAACCGATACAATCAACCATTACATATCAGTATCCCCTTCCAGCAGCAACCTTTGAAGGTGTTGCCAATCTGGGGCGCCTTATTGAGCGTATAATGAGAACAGAGGGTGCTTGCCCTCATGAGATTGCAATAGTACTTAAGCCTATCTTTGAACAGGCTGGTTTAGAAGTTAATGAGCACTTCATAAAAATTCCAGCATACGAGCAGTTTACACTTGATGTAGTGATGAGGTAGGGAAATATTTAGAACAATATCAGTTTAGAAAAAGGGGAGGATAACATTGGACAAAGAGATACTGGTCCAGTACTGTGAAATGAAAGAGGAAATAAAGGACCTGCGTAGAAGAATTCAGAAACTGGATAAGTTTATAGAGCGGCCTCCCATAGTGGCTGATGTTGTGAAAGGAACCCGGAGAGACGGAACCCTCGGCCCTATAAAGGTCACAGGCATTCCGAAGCCTGAGTATATCCGTAAGCACTTTATCCGGGAGAGATACCGGCGGCTTCTGGAGAAGAAGGAGGAAGAACTTCTGGAGCTTACCTGCCAGGTGGAGGAGTATATCGAGAAGATAGACAAGGCAGACCTGCGGATTATGTTCAGGCTGTACTATATTGATGGGTATTCCTGGGTGAAGGTGGCAAATTCTATGAACAGCATGTTTCCGAAAAAGAAGATTCCCTATACGGAGGACAGCTGCCGGATGCGGAATAACCGATTTTTTGAAAAAGTTTGAGAAATGTTCGAAATGTTCGCTTAAAATGTGGTAGAGTATAAACTGGAAGAAGTGAAAGCCGATTATCACAATTCTCCTAATCTGATACGGCCTCTGGGTGTTACAGCCTGGGGGCTGATTTTTTATGTATACATTGACAGAATAGAACATATGTTCTATAATTTTTATAAGATGAATAGAAAAGGAATCATTTGAGTATTATATAAAATAGACGAATAAGGCATATTTGGTAGTGTTTTCCAGTGCGGCATGTGCTATAATGTAGAAAAATGTCGGATTGGAGAGTGCGATATGGTTATATATTTTTCGAAAATTAATTTAGAGTCAACAGAACTTTTAAAGATGTATCAAGACAAAAGTTTTGATGATATGAAAGAGAAACTTCTAGAGTTCTTTAAAAATGGTGTAATTTATGAAGTTGAGGATAGTTTTAAAAGTAGTAATGGAGAAGTTCATTTTATAAAAACAAATTATCGTCTATTTGTAGGAAGAAAAAACAATGGGGTTGTATCTGGTGTTATATATAAAACTACTATTCTGCATTATAAAAGACTTAACACAATTACAGGGAAAATAGAATCGGATTCTATACCAAGTATTGAAGATATTAGATTCTACTTTGATGTTGGGCAAGAAATTGTTGGTTTTCATACAAGACAGAGATTTGGATATCAAGAGTTCAATATGGCTTTCGCAGGTATAATAAATGTATGCATGGAGAAAAATGATTCACCGATGCGGTTCTCAGCATCACTTTATAATGAAGGGATGGAGATTAATGAACTTGAGTACGAATTAAGAAGCATAGGGAATATAAAAAGGTTGGAGTTTAATTTTAAATTACCTAATCCATCTGATGACAGAATGCTGGATAAATTAAAAAATGAATTAACAGATACGGCAGAAATGATGAAAGAAGCAAATGCTCATGGTGTGAGTGTGATCTTTGATTCAGATGGAAAAATTGGTTTAAATATTGATTCTTGCGAAATAAGGGATAATATTGAACGAGTAGCACATTTGACAAAAGGGATTTCGGATGTTGATGCTATTAAAAATGGCTATGCTAGGGTTATTGCTACTGATAAAAATGGAAAGAGATATACTACAGAAGATTGTAAGCCAATAAAGAGAGAGACAATGAGTGAATCAAGTGAGGAGTTCTTTTTAGCATGCAAGGACACCATATCTAATATTTTTAGAAAACATTCAAAACAAAAGGGGGATAAGATATGGTAGAACGAATAAAAAAATATGGCAGATATAAAGATTACTATATGCTCTCTTGTATTGAAGTAAAAATTGCTATTATAATAACCGTTGTTTTAGGGCTTTTTATATTTAAGTATTTAAACTTTTATGAAATATTTAGTGCCGTAGAGGGGGATTTAAAACAAATTATTATTGCTATTATAGGTGGAGAGTTTTCTTTGCTCGGTATGTCATTAGCAGGGATGGCTATAATAACATCCTTGATATCACCGGAAATTTTATGTGTAATAAATAAACTTGACAAAGAAGATACGATAAATAGAGTATTATCCCATTTTGAATTTTCTGCATTAAACTTAGGAATTCAAATAACGTATCTCATTTTAGTATATTTCACGTTAATAAGTGAAAGGGAGATTATAGATAAGGGACCGTTTATAGCTTGTTCAGTGGTAATTTGTTACCATTTTTTCTTTAACCTTTTTTATATCATTTCTTTAATAGGTGATTGTATAAAGATTAATGGAATAAAATCTCAAAGTGAAAAGATATTATCATTAGAAAAGTCAGTTTATGATATTGCAAGTGAATTTCGAATTGACTATATATTAGCAATATTATTAAAGGAAAAAGGGATAGATAGAGAACAACTATTAAATGATATCTACTCTATGATAGATAAATCTAGTTTGAAGGATAAACAAATGGTAAAAGAATACTTATATAACTATTACGGGAGTAAATAGGTATTTCTCTCCCCAAAACAAATACGAATCGATTGAGAGGTGGTGATACTTGGCAAGGGCACCGGATGCCAGAGTGGATCAGGCAAAAGAGTTATTCCTGTCTGGCAAGAAACTAATTGAGATTGCCCAGCTGCTGGATGTTCCGGAAGGAACGGTCCGGAGCTGGAAGAACAGATATAAGTGGAACCATAATGATAATGCAACGTTGCAAAAGCCCAAACGCAACGTTGCGAAACATAGAGGCGGCCAGCCAGGGAATCAGAATGCCATCGGAAACAAAGGCGGAGCTGCCCCCTTAAAAAATAAGAATGCTGAAAAATATGGATTCTTTTCCAAGTATCTCCCGGACGAAACCCGGGAGATTTTTTCTGCCATCGACCAGGCGGCTCCTCTGGATTTATTATGGCATCAGATACAGATTGCCTATGCTGCCATTATCCGGGCTCAGAGAATAGCCTTTGTAAAAGACCAGCAGGATAAGAGTATCGAAAAGATAGGCCATAAAAATGGCGAGACGGTAACAGAAGAACGCTGGGAGGTACAGCAGGCCTGGGACAAACAGAATGAGTTTATGAAAGCCCAGGCCCGGGCCCAGGGGGAACTGCGTGCTATGATTAAGCAGTATGACGAAATGCTTCATAAAGACTGGAAAGCCGCCAGCGAGGAGCAGAAGGCAAGGCTTGAGCAGATTCGGGCACAGACATCCAGGATTGCATCAGAGTCCATGGATGGGGAAGATGATGGGGTTGAGATCATAAATGACATCAGGCAAGAAAAAGAAACAGGTACGGATATCGGAAATCATAATTCCGAAGTACCACAAGATATTTAACGATAAGACATACAAACATATTATCCTAACATCAGGGCGCGCCGGTACAAAGTCCAGCTTTGCGGCCATAAGGGGGATATATCAGCTTGTCTCTGATTCTACGGGTTCTGTTGTGGTGTTGCGTAAACGGCATAATAAGCTACGTAAAACTGTCTATAAAGAAATGTTGAGGGGCATTAACCGGCTGAAAATAAATAAAAAGAAATTTAATATCACAAAATCCCCCATGGAGATTACCTATAAGAAATACGGCACCACGATGTACTTTGCCGGTTCAGACGGTATAGACGATACAAAGGGTATCATTGACGAAGACAAGCCTATTAAGCTGGTTATCCTGGATGAATTGACAGAATTCTTTGATGACGGGGAAGGAGAAGATGAACTCCTGAATATTGAAGCTACTTTCGCCAGAGGAAACAAGGGTGACTTCCAGATGATTTATCTGTTTAACCCTCCAAAGAATCCCAATGCCGAAATCGTTAAATGGGTGCATAAGATGGAGAAACGGCCTGACTGCATCCATATTCACACGGACTACAGGGATGTCCCTGCAGACTGGCTGGGACCGGATCTGATAGCGTCAGCTCAGACTCTGCATGACACGGATGAACGGCTGTATGAATGGGTATGGCTTGGACTGAGCATAGGAATAGATGAACTCATTTATTACATGTTTTGTAAGCAGCACATATCCGGTGTTTTTCCGTATTCGAACCGGTTTCCAATTATAGCTATCGGCGGTGACTACGGGCAGCAGAACGCGACAACGTTTCAGGCAGCTGGCCTTGACTTAGTGAATCAAAAACTCCGCGGTTTAGGTGAGTATTACCACAGCGGCCGTGAATCCGGAAAACAGAGGGCCCCGTCACAATATGCCCGTGATTTCCTTCGCTTTGTTATAGATCTGGGTGAAAAATATGGTATGGAGACCACGCGCTTTTATCTGTACCTGGATCCGTCAGCAGAGGGCCTGCGGGAAGAGATAAAAAGGGCCTGCAGAGCCGCTAACGTGCCAGTCCTTATCAGGAATGCTGATAATGATGTAAAGCTTGGAATAAGCCGGGTACAAAAAGCCTTGATTTATGACATCCTGGAGATATCACCAAAGCAGGAGAACGCTATCAACGAGTTTGGAACCTATGGGTATGATAAAGATTCCATCGAAAAGGGAAAGGAAGAGCCGGTTAAGATTGACGATCACTGTATGGATGCGATCCGCTATCTGGTTATGGGCATGTGGATAAGGATTAAACGCTGGCTGCCAATTGGCGAGCAGGACAAAGATGAAAGATAAAGGAGGTGAGAGCCCTTGGATATTTTCAGTTATTTTAAAGATAAAGGAATTGACACCCTGGATCCGTCTTTTTACAAGCAGATTGAGGTATGGCGCAGCTGGTACAATTCCAATGTCAGGAAATTCCACCGGTATAAGGTGTACCGGGGAAACGGTAATTCTGTGAACTGTACCAGATATGCATTGGGGATGGCAAAAAAGGTGTGCGAAGATATAGCCGATTTGCTGCTGAATGAAAGAGTCATTATCACCATAGCTGACAAGGCTACGGATACTTTTGTTAAGGAGGTTCTGAAAAATAATACATGGGGAGAGTTGGGGAATGAATACCAGGAATGGAAATCCGCGCTTGGTACGGTGGCTTATGTAGTGTATATTAAGGATTCAGTGGCAGATGAATCAGGGCGCATGACAGGAGGAACGGTAGGGATTAACTTTGTGGAAGCCTCCAATATCTACCCCACGTCATGGCAGAATAAGGTAATAACGGAATGCATTTTTACTTTCTCTAAAACATATAAACGCAGGAAATACATACATTTCCAATATCACCGGATAGAGGATGTACCGGGAGAGAACCGGAAACAGTATGTAATTGAGAATATGGTTGTAGAGAATACCACAGGTACCGGAAAGGAGCTGACACCCCGGGAATGGGAGCAGATTCCGGCTTTTAGCGGTCTGGCTGAACGGATTGAGACAGGATCCGACCAGCCTCTTTTTATTATTGACCGTCTGAACATGGTAAACAATGCAGATGAAGATACTACAAATCCGATGGGAGTAGCGCTTTTTGCAAATGCTGTCGATATAGTCAGGAAGATAGACCTGGAGTATGACAGCTATGCCAATGAATTTTCTTTGGGGCGCAAGCGTATCTTTGTGGCGCCTGAGATGCTGACTACGGTAAACGGAGAAAATGTGTTTGATCCACAGGATACGGTTTTTTATGAGCTTCCGGAAGATTACTTCAAAAACGCAGAATCAAAAGAGTCCATGAGGGAAGTCAATATGGAGCTTCGAATTGAGGAACACAGCAAAGCAATCAATGATGATCTGAACTGGCTTTCCTTAAAATGCGGTTTTGGGACAGAACGGTATAAATTTGAAGGAGGCCAGGTCAAGACAGCTACAGAAGTGATTAGTGTAAACTCCGATATGTATCGTACTCTTCAGAAGCACGAGCTTGTGCTTGAACGGGTGCTGATTCAGCTGGTTCAGACTATTATCCGGGCCGGCATCAGTACTGGTATATCAGGGCTGAATCCCAATACTGCTGTAACAATTGCCTTCGATGATTCTATCATAGAGGATAAGGCTACAGAACGTCAGAATGACCGGCAGGATGTGGCTATGGGGGCTATGTCTGTAGCGGAGTACAGGGCCAAATGGTATGGAGAGACCCTGGAGCAGGCCCAAAAGAATCTTCCGGAACAGTTTGAGGATGAAGGGAGTGCTATCACATAATGAAACAGGCCTATCAATCCATGCTGCAGGATGGTGCGGAAAAGAAATACCGGATGCTGGAAGAAGAGATTGAGAAGGATATTGTGCGCCGCATCCAAAAGGCAAAGGGAATCACTTCCACAGCCGATTATCAGATACAACGATACATGATACTGGGACACAGTACGGAGGATGTGGAAAAGATTATTCGGCAGGCCGTAGGAAACGATTGGGCGGACACTTTTCAGCTGTATGACGAAGTCATTGAGCAGGAATATACCAGAAGTAAACCTCTGTATGAACAGGTCAATGCGTATTTCATACCATATGAAGAAAACCTTGAGCTTCAGCAGCTTACCAATGCTTTGATTCAGCAGTCCAATGACGAACTTTTTAATATCAGTAAATCATTGGGCTTTATGGTTGACATGGGAAACGGACGTAAAGTGTTTACTCCGCTGGCAGAAATCTATAACGGATATCTGGATAATGCGATAACCATGATGGCATCCGGGGCTTTTGACTATAACACACTTATCCGCAAGGTGGTCGGACAG